CAAGTCCCAGCGGCTCGAGGAGACCCTGGCGCAGCAGCAGGCGTTGATTGACGACCTGAAGGCGGCCCAGGCCAAGGATGCCGGCACCGGCGGAACGGCGGCTCAGGATCAGGTCATGGCCGAGTATTCCGGGGAGTACCCGGAATTCATGGAGGACATCGGCCCGCACGTGCAACGGATGATCGATGCCGGGGTGAAGGCCAACCTGGCGGCGCTGAAAAGCGAACTGCTGAAGGAGATCGAGCCGATCAAGGCCAGGGCGGCCGAGGTCGAACAGGCCGAGCAGCACCAAACCGCGCTGGCGGCCCATGAGGCGACGATTGCCGAACGGTACCCCGATTTCAAGGAGATCGGGGCCGATCCGGCTTTCAGCGAGTTCATTCAGTCCCAGCCGGCTTTTGTGCAACGGGAGTTCGAGCGTGTCGCCACGAAGGGCACGGCCTCCGAGGTAATTGAACTGCTGGACACTTTCCGGGCCGCGCATCCGAAGGGAACGGCTGTCACCGCTCCTGGTGCCACGGATGAAACAGCAGCCATGGAAGCGGCGGCGAAGGCGATTGCCGAGGCCAAAAGCCCCAGGCCCTACAGCCTGTCCGACGTACCGGGTAGTACCCAAGCCCACCACGACGAAACTGCGGAGGCGCTGTCAACACCGGCGCTCACCGCGAAACTCATGAACATGACGCCCGAGCAACGCAACGCTTTTTACGCGAAGGCCGGGCTTTAACAGGAGACCATCACCATGGCAGTCACCAATATTGCTTACGGCAGCGATCAGGCGATCAAGCTTCAGAGCGCCGGGTTGTTCGCCACCAACATGCACCGGCCGACCACCATCAACCGGCTGGCCGGCCCCATGCCCAAGGATCAGGAGACGCTCGCCAAGATGCGTTTCCAGACCGGCAACAAGGATGGGCAGTCCTACCCCATTTGCCGGGTTCGCGACCTGACCAAGATGGCCGGGGACGAAGTCAACTTCAACTTCATCAATCCCACCGGCGGCCTGCCCATCATGGGCAGCGAATACGCCGAGGGCAAGGGCCAGGCTCAGACGATGAGCCAGGACAGCCTGCGGATCAACCAGACCCGTTATGTGGTCAGCGGCGGGGATACCATGTCCCAGCAGAGGACCCTGCACGACCTGCGGGAGCTGTCCCGCGGGAACGCCTTCAACTACATGGTGCGGCTGTCGGATCAGCGCATCCTGGTGCATATGGCCGGGGCGCGTGGTTTCGCCGAGGGCGGCGAGTGGGTGGTGCCCCTGGCTGCTCATGAAAAGTTCGCCTCGATCATGGTGAACACGGTCCGGGCGCCCAGCCGCAACCGGCATTTCATCTCCACCGGCAGCGGCATCGAGCCCGTCAAGGCCTCCGGCAATGAAATCACCATCCAGGACTCGGACGTGGCCAACCTGGACATGATCGACAGCCTGCGGACCTGGCTGGACGGGGTGGATTTCCCGCCCCCCCCGGTCATTTTCGATGGTGATCAGCAGGGCCACGACTCGCCCATGCGGGTGTTGCTTTGCAGCTCTGAGCAGTACAACTCCATCCTCAAGTCCACCACCGGCGGTGTGTCCTTCCGGGCGCTTCAGGCCCAGGCCATGGCGCGGGCGCAGATGGCCAAGATGAACCCCATTTTCATGGGCGATGCGCTGTTGTGGAACGGCATTCTCGTGGTCAAGATGCCCAAACCGATCCGGTTCTACGCCGGCGACCCCATCAACTGGTGTGCCACCGTGACCAGTTCGACCGAGACCACCACCGACCTGGTGCCGGCTTCCTTCGGCACCACCCATGCCGTGGACCGTTCCCTGCTGCTGGGCGGCCAGGCGCTTTGCGAGGCCATGGGCAACTACCGGCGCAACCGGACCGGCCAGAAGATGGACGGCCCCTACTTCGTCAACGAAAAGCTGCTCGATCATGACGACAAACTGGAGGTGCTGCTCGGCATCATCGACGGCATGTCCAAGGTCCGGTTTGCCATCAACACCGGCAGCCAGACGGAGCCGACCGACTACGGTGTCACCGCTATCGATACCGCCGTTCGTCTGCCGGGAGTGGCCGCGTAACCGATTAACCATCAGTCGTAACGGGGCGGGGTAACGCCCGCCCCATTTTCGAGAGGTTTTTATCATGGCTGAGCACACCAAAGATTATGTCGGCAAGGAGCAGACTTTCGGGGCTCCCTACGGCAACAAGACCACCTTGCAGTTCAAAATGGAGACCGACGCCAGCGGGATCGTGGAAGACAGCGACGCCGCGGCGGCCCTTGGCAGTGGCGACACCGTCATTCTCGGGGTCCTACCGCAGGGGTCCCTGCTGCTTGATTGCCTGTCCATCGTCAGCGACGTCTTCAAGTCGTCCACCACTCTGGCCCTCGGCTGGAAGTACGTCGATGGCGTGGATGTCGCCGCCACCCCCCAGGACGCCGACTACTTCCATGCGGCCCTGGCCCTGGACGCGCAGAGCCGCACCAGGGCCAACAACGTCGCCGTGGCCCCGGTCAAGCTGCCCAAGGACGCCTACCTGTACCTGACCCATTCGGCCCATACCCAGGATACGGCCGGCCGGGTCGATTTCATCGTGGACACGATCCAGGACGGCCCGGTGTAAACCACTTCGCAACTTCTACCGCAGGCCCGGAACGCTGAGTCTCCGGGCCTGCCTTGAGGAGCCTCATGTACCGACAAATCGAAACCAAAGAAGAAATCACGCTCGAATCCGGCGCCGTGACGCGCCCGGTAGCCAGTCTGACGGATGGCGCCGGCAATGCCCATATCTGGGAAGACGACG